ACGTGAAAACACGTCAAGAGAGGCTTCCGCGTACCAAAGGCGGTTTGGGACACTGATCCAGATTCCTGGCTCAGCTCCGAGAGAGGTTTCTAACGCCTCTAACCGCGGGAACGGACATGAGTCCGTTTTATGTAACCACTGCAAATATCCTCCTGTGGGATCAGCAACCACACGTTTGGGCTTCGTAATCAAACGGGCCCTAGGTGCATGGTTGGTAACCAAACAAGAGATGTCATTGCAGTCCTTTCCGCCCCAATACTTCTTCGGGACGAATGAAGACCATACCTCAAAAAAGTCTGAGGCCCAATCTTCATGTATACAGCCAACACGGATAGCCCATGCGCGGAATTGATTCAAGAAGTGAATCAATCGAGTTACATGGGTCACCGGTTCACGTATATAGAAAGGGGTTACATCCCTACCGTCAGCATAGTGCTTACCGCAGCTTTCCCTAAAGTTAGGGTTAACCAGGGACCACTCCCAAAACGACTTCTTCGTATTAACGATGAAGCCGAGATAGGAGAAAATCCGAGGATAAGCTGGGGCAGCCCTTCTATTGGTGATGATGTCATCCCCATAGACGCTGATTGGGTAACCGAAAACTCTTACATGACGGTTAATAGCGCACGAGAGAGCCCAAAACAAGAGTGTTTCAAGCTCGAACGTGAAGCCATTACCCATGCTAGAGAACATGTGGAGGTATACATCCTCTCCGTTCACATTTGTGAAGTGTGAACGAAGGGCATCCAAGGTAACGAACCACGCGGGAGGCAGCAATTCAGCTACCAACTGCGTTGATATCGTGTCACTAGCGGATGAGAGGTCTAAAGTGGCAAAGGAGTCACTCTTCGACCCAATGTACGCCAGTTCCTGGTTCTTCGATTGATCGGTAAGATCAATCCCAGTGAACTTCCTAAGCCTGTTGCGGATCTCAAGACCCACGCCACGCTGTAGGAACATGTTGATCTCGGGCTCTTTACAAGCCACGCGATCTATTTCGGCATTCTTTGGTACTGTGAACAGGACGTTACCCGAAACTATTTCCGGATCACCTACATCAGGGTTGTAGAAGCGCCAAAGAGGTGTTTTAACTCCTCTCTGGTTAACCTCATCCTGAGGGTCCGGATCAGCTGACTCACACCAGTGCAAATACTGGTTGAAGATCTTGTGAGCGCTGAGGGTAACGTGCGGCTTTCCGGTGTACTTCATCTGAGCCGATACAGCGCTCCTACGAATCCTTGTAGATGCGCCGTTAGTGAACTGACACTTATTGAATATAGCCTCCATATTAGGCTCTTCTCCGAGGACACGAAGTATGTAACTCCGTGCCGTCGAAAGAAGTACCTCAATATTAACGGAGGCTATATCAATGTTGGTGTCACAGATGAGACGAAGGTTCGTAGACCGATTCCGATCATTCATCGCCATGAACTTAATTATGGCTTTGTTTCTTCGGGAATCTGCCTCGGCAGGATCTATCTCAGTGAATTTTGAGAATATCTCCTTCCGAAGATAATCATACGCGTTTGCATAACCTCCAGCGATATCCATAGGATCCGCAGGCAGGCGTTGCAAGAAGTCTTCGCGTATGGATATATCTACGTGCCCTGGAAGCCTACCTAACGCCCGGGGAGATTTCTTCGGACGTTTCTTGGTTACTGACTTGGCCATTGTGGTGAACTCCATCATGATGGTTATAAGCAACCCAAGTATATGGGATGCAATCAGTGACTTCCATAGTCTTGCCTGCTAGGGCGAGTGTGATTGCAAACCACACAGACCCAAGACAAACGAAGGCTATGAAAAGCAGTACTTGGTACATATCAGGTAACTTTCCGATATGTACTAGCTTACCAGATCGATTCGAGCTTGGTAAGAACCGAGTCCGTGAGGACTTGGCTCGCGCCGAGCGAAGAAGCGAGCATCCCGATCAGGTTCTTGCGTTCCTGAAGGGTCGACGTTTCGTCAAAGACGACGTCGAGGTAAGCTGCAGCCGTGCGGACCACCTTCGGAGATGAAACTCCGTTAATGGTTTCCGTTTGAACTACAGGTACCACAAGAACCAGCCGAATCTTTGCACGGCCGGTAGGCTGTCGTTTGATCGACAGGCGCAGGGTAGTCTCACCCAAGGGTGTTGCACTAGACTCTGCAACCACGGCGAC